TCATCGGTTCGACGCATCGTCGGATTCTTCCGACGCCTTGCCAGATCGCACCCATTCGTCAACTTCATCGGCCTTGAACTTCCAGAACCTCCCTACTTTGTGGGCCGGCATGTCCTTTTTCCCGATCCACGCATAGACCGTGTCCCTACTGACCCCGAGGTATTCGGCGATTTCCTCGACGGACAACCATCGGTCGGACATGTCGGTTCCCACAGCATAGACACCCATGATCGGTGATTCTGCCATAGCCTCAGCGGGAATAAAACCGGTTTTATGCCGAACTGTCCTGATTAGGCTTGGTCGAGTCGGAGGTCATAGGTCTAGATGAGAGTAGAAGCGTGGTCTCGGCACTCCGCCTCACCACCAACCCCGGCAGCACCCTCCCACCGCCATACACCCACCGTCGCAGCTCCTTGGCAGCGCTCGGCCAATCCCGCTGGTTGACCCGCCGCCGCAGCGTCGACGTCTGAAGGCGCCCCGCCCCCAGGTTGAAGGTGAAGTCGACGATGGCAGCCAGCCGCCCCTCAGGCTCGGTCGCGAGCACCGGGCAGTAACGTAGCGTCGCGGCGAGCGCCGATTGCAGGTCGCGCGCCAGATAGATCTCGGCTTCCGCCTCTGTGATCGGTGGATGATCCATCGTGCAGAGGTGGCCGTAACCGATCGTGGGGTATCCCGCAGGACAGATGTAAGGGTGAGCCCGGGTTGGGTCGTTCTTCGGCACTCGATGAAATCCCTCGAACCTCTTGGCCAGTTCAATCGCTTGTGGCGGGACTTGGATCACACGTGCTTCCATGTCACCCCTGCCTTGACCATGCCAACGGCCGACTTGCCAATGCCATAGTCCTTGGCGATTCTCCGATGGCTGCGGGCATCGGCACGGACGCGTGCCACCAGGGTCTCGTCGAGCTTGGCTTTTGGGTGCCTGCTGCCTCGCGGCGGGTTGTCCCGTCGCTTGATGCGCATGTCCCGAAGGTTCTCCGCCTGTGTGCCGAGGAAGAGATGCCGCGAGTTGACGCACCCCGGGTTGTCGCAGCGGTGGCATATCACCAGTCCGGGAGGGATATCCCCAGCAACCAGGCGATAGGCGATACGATGAGCCAGTTGGATACGCCCATCGTCATCGGCGATTTTGCCGTAGCCGCCCTGCTTGGTCGACGCAAGCCAAGGCCAGCATTCGTCCGAGCCGCGTTTGTCGACCTTCTCCCAGAAGCGTTCGGCGAGCGGTCGGCGTTTGCGACTCCACGACCGCTCAGGATCATTCGGCCGCCACATCACCGCAGCCCCTTTTCCAGAGTCCGGTTCAGGAACCAGTAGTTCAGGATGCCTGCCAGCAATGCCTGGTCGGCCTCAGACCACGCGGCCAGCAAGGCCGGCCCGAATCCCACGCCGGCCTGCACCGAACCGACGAAGGTCGAGAGCTTCACGCCGGCGTACATCAGCACGAAGAGGTAGGTCACCACGGGTCTGACCGTGGTGGACAGGGCGTCGGCCCACTTCACGCCCGAAGGCCTGCCCTGTGCTGCCACCGCCTCGCGCAAAGCCTCGATGGCCCCGGTATTCCACGCCGCATCGGCGGCAGCGCCGATCTCGGCCATGCGCTGCGCACCGCGCAGTTTCTCGAACTCCAGCGCCTTGTCCTGCATGGCGAGCTCGTGACTGCGTTCGCCCTTGCGGTCGAGCCACTTGAGGATCTCGGGCGCCAGACGGAAGGCACCACCCAGCAGCCCGCCGAGCAAGGTCTCGATCATTGCGAGCCTCCCATCAGCTTGAGCTTGACGGCGGCACCGACCAGCAGCGCAGCCAGGATGCCGGTGGTGATGACCTTGACCGTGGTCTGCCACGCCGTGCGGCGCGCATCGCGCCAGGCTTCCAGCAGGTCGCGCAGTTCGCGGATGTCCTTCGCGGCGCTGCCGTTTTCCAGGCCAAGGTGGGTCAGGACACGCTCGGCTCCGCGCTCAGCGGCGCGGTCCAGGAGTTCGTCGAAGTCCTCTTTGCGTAGCAAGAGCATGTTCTCGACGAGCGCCGGTTTGGTTTCTTCGATCATTGCAGTCTCCAAAAACGACGAACCCGCCACATGGGCGGGTTCTGGCGATGGGGTGTGTGGAAATCAGATGGCGATGCCGGCACTCCAGCCGGTGGACTTGTAGGCCGAGAGCTTGGCCTCGTCCTCGATGTAGCAAAGCCAGCCAATTTGCGGCGCGTAAAACTCCCACACGCCGCCGATGCGCACCGCGATCTGGTTGGTCTTGCCTGCCCACACGCCCGTGGCAGCGGCAGGAATGAGGTAGCGGTCGCCGTTGGCGGGGCTGGCCGGTGGCGTGGTCAGGTCGCGGTCTTTCACGGACAGGCCGACCACCGCGCCCAGGCGCTTGAGGTTGGCATCCATGCCGGTGTCCCAGCCGCTTTCGCCGAGCGTCCAGCCGTAGTTGAGCCCAAGGTTCGGGTCGGTCGATGGCATGGTTTATCTCCAGAGATTCGAGGCTTGGCCGATGGTTTGACGTATCCGCCGGACTGCTTCCGGATCGCCGGTTCGGTGGCTTTGCTGCGGGTGCTGTCGCCAGTGACGCCCGACGATGGGCAGGTACAGCACGCCGCCGCGCTTGGCTACGAGCAACGTCAGCAGCCAGTCGGCGAAGTTGTCGAGGTCGGCGGTTTCCTCGAGCACGGCTTCCACGGCGGAGCGCCGCATCACGATCAGGCCGTGCACATGGCTGGCGCTGTTGGCGTGCTGCCAGCGGCTGTAGGCCAGGCGCCGCACCGCGATGTCCTGGCCGTTTTCGTCGGTCAGTGCCTCGTCGGTGGAGGCCATCACGGCCTGCGGGCAGGCATCCAGCGCGTCGGCCAGTTGTGTGAAGGCGCTGGTTTCGTACAAATCGTCGGGATCGACAAAGGACACCAGCGGCAGCGTGCCTTGTGCATAGCCTGCCGCGCGTGCCTCACCGATACGGCCCGGAATGCCGGGCAAAACGTGCAAACTGATCGGTGCTTCCTCGAGGCTGGCGATGCAGGCCTCACGCCATTCGGCAGGCTCGTTCAGGGTGAGCAGATGAACATCGATGCGCGGCTCCATCACACACCTCCCCAATACTGGCCCCAGCGCAGGCCGAAGCCCGCGCGATCCATGACCCGCACCTGCGGCTGCCAGCTACTCAAACCGTCGCGCTCGGCACTGATTTCGACGGTGATGCGGTTGCCCAGCGCACCGGCATCCAGCGCGGCCACTGCTGCCGTCCAGATGAAGGTGGTGCCGAGCAGCCCCGTCTCGTTACGAACCAGCGCGCCGTTGCGGTCGCGGATGCGCACGGTGTAGGTGGTGCCCGGTTCCGGCCCGATGTCGCCCTCGTCTTGTCGCACGAGGTAGGCGGTCTGCTGCGTGCGGTCGCGGTGGGCCCACGTGATGGTGAGGTCACCGGCCAGCACGTCAGGCTCGGTCTGGCCGTTGAGGCGGATGCGACCGGGGGGATACGGCAAGGCCTGGCGGCCAGCCAGCACCATCGGCTGCCCATTGGCGGCCAACACGGGATCGCCCTGAGCGGTCGATGTGCGAGGAATCGCGCCCACGAACACCGACTCGCCTGGAGCGCGCTCCGCGCCTTCGGATGCCAGCCATTCGCCGACACCGATCAACCTAGTCCCCGCGGCATGTGTTTGGGGTGTGGTGTCGAGCACGCCGCGGGCGAGATCGATGGTTGCGTTGGCGGCGTCGAAGGCCAGGACGGCAACGGCCTCGCGGATCTGCCCTGCGGCATCGACCAGGTAGGCGTAGTCGCCCACGGCCAGGCGCTCCGGCTGGCTGAGGGCCGTCACCGGCACGCCGATGGCATCGGCCTCACTGGCTGGCAAGGCGGCATCGAGCGTGAGCAGCGGGGCGTAGTCCTCGCCCACCACGGCTGCGAGGTCGCCGCTGGAAGCACCGGTGGCCAGTTGCCAGTTCAGTTGCCCGGTACCGCCTGCGGCGGCCAGCGCACCGAGATAGGTGTCCGTATCGGTCAGGTAGGCCAGATCCGCACGCGACAAGCGCCGGGCCAGTTCCCAATACGGCACCTCGATGGCCAGCACCAAGGCGGGCGGCAAAGGTGAGAGGGTCGGCTCCCCGACGTGCGGCGGCGGGGGTGACAGCACGGTGTTGCTCATGCCGAACACGTCTTCCACCGCCTCGATGCGCCACTGCCCCGCGCCCAAAGTGCCGGTGTCGATGCCGGTGACGCGCACGACCATGCGCTCGATGCCCAGGCGCGGCCAGTGCAGCAGAAATACATCACCCGGCAGCGGCGCACGTTCCAGCGTGTCGCGGGCCACGGTCAGGCTGATGCGGGCCAGGGGCGAACCCAAGGCGCGCAGATCACGCAAGGCCAGCCGCGCGGCCAGTGGCCCGTAATTGACGCCCGGATAGTCACGCCGCTGGTTGATCACGCCGCCCTGCAACTGGATGGCAGCGAGGTTTTCCACGGTGACGGTCGCATCCCCGCCGGTCTGCCAGTCGGTGTAGACCACGGTCAGTTCATTGGGCAGCTCGCCCCACTGGGCACGTTCGAAGCGTTCCAGCCGCACGATTTCGTCAGGCCCCAACTGCGGTAGGCTGTCGATCCAATAGTCGTCGCGCAGCAGCTTGAGTTCGAAGGTGCCCTGCTCCGGGTCGGTGTAGAGAATGCCGCCGATGTGGTCGAGCACCTGGCCGATGAAGTTCTCGATGGGCTGCTGGCGCGTCCAGATCAGATTGAGGCCGAAGCCTTCGCTCGACAAAGCCCATGCTGCGTTCCAGAAACTCCAGCCGATGGTGCTTGGCGGATAGCCCATACCCCAGTGCGGATCGGTGAGGCACTGCACCAGGATGTGCGCCGGGTTCATGCCGACGCTGATCTCGCGCCCTTCGTTCTCATCCCAGGTGCGGACTTCGGCGTTCCACGCCATCCACGGCGCATCGGCCCAGCCCGCCGTGAAGCGCCGCACGCGCACCGCCCACGGTTTGATGTAAGGGTTGTTGGCTGCGAACAGGATCTTGCGTGCCACCAGGGACAGCACGCCCCGGAAGGCCGGAATGGCTGGCCCAAGGCGGCTCATCAGGTAGTCGTTGCGTCCTTGCCCGGCACCACCTGCCAGCACATCGATGGTGCCGACCACACCGCCCTCGCGCTCGTCGCCGCCAAACAGCGTGGGCTTGTCGATCGAGAGGCTGGTGAGCCCGTGGCCGCTCGCCAGCGGCGCGCGGTCGGCATCGCCCCACGCGGTGCGGTCGCCCATCTGGATTTCCTGTACGGCATCGACGGGCCCCTGGCACAGCACCAGGTGCAGCCCCATCCGGTAGCGGTAGCCGACGGTTTGTTTCTTGCTGCTGCCACCCATCAGTCGTGCTCCTGCTGATTGGGATGCTGGCGAGCGTGCTCGACCACACGCAGGGCCATCGCATCGCCGGTGGCCAGCAAGACGTCAGCGTCACAGCCATCGCGCAGGAAGGCGCGGAAATCCAGGTCGTGGCGCGCGAACCATGTACGCGTGCCGTTCACGCACAGGCCCACGGCGCGCACGTGGTCGATGGTGACGATGAGAGGCTTGCTCATTTCTTGCCGCCCTTCTTCTTGATCGGTTCGGCTTCGAGATCGCCGTACCACACGACGTTGGCACCCTTGATGAGCACGCTGCCGAAGACGACGGGAATCGGCCGGCCTTCTTCTGCGGTGGGGGCATCGACGTCGGACAGGGACGCCGGTTTGGGTTCGGGCGGTTTCGGCGCGAGCGCGACCGAGACCAGCGCCGCCACCACGATGACGACGAGGTACCACATGGCGGTTTCTCCTCAGGATTCAGAACACGCCCGTCGAGAACGGGTGTTGGCTCGGGATGGCGGGAAAGCCGCCGCCGTCGTGGCTTCGGCCACCGCTGCGCGGCTCCACGTCGGCTGCGCCGAGATGAGCCTTCGCCGAAACGCTGCGTTTGGGGATCAGAAGATCGGCGTGCCGCTGAAGGGATTCTTCGTTGGAATGAACGGGAAGCCGCCGTAGTTGTCGAGGTTGCCGAAGCGCGACTCGCACGTGGCCGTGCTGTGATCGCAGCCGACCGTCAGCAGCACCTCGGTGCCGACTTCGATGGCCACCGGATAGAGCAACTCGACGCCGCCACCGTAGTCATTGACGATCATGTGGCGCGCACCTTCCGGGGTTTGCAGCCAGCCACCGGCCAAGCCACCACTGACGCTGCCGGGCGTGCCACCATTGAGATCGACGTTGCGGCCATGGCTGTTGCTCACCAAGGCGCTGGCAGAAATCAGTGAGGCACCACAGGCCGCCGAATACAGCACGTGGGAACACTTGCGGCTGTAGAGCCGCCGCAACCCGATGCGCTTGAGACTGACCTGCGCGGATTCGCAGCGGATGCGAGCCACATCGTCGGCGACTTCGACGCCCAGCACCCGGCCCATCCAGCGCGTGCCGGCGATCCACCAGGTGTCGCCCCAGGTGTCGCGCCGTCCCATGCGAAGCGTGACCGAGGTGGTATCCCCGGTGAGCGACGTGGCCAGCAGGTGGCGCACGAGATCGCAGTCGGGTGGCAGTTTGAGTTCCAGCGCCGATTTGGCCGCTTCGGCACCCAGCGCCAGTTCGTTGCGCTCGATGGGCAGGCTTGCGTACAGATTTCCATCCAGATCGACGTCGAATTCGTTCGGCGTCAGGTAGAACTGCGCGCTGCTGCTGGCGAAGGCGTAGAGCTCGACTTCCAATAAAAGACTTTGGCTCATGTTCAGGCAGGTTCGTAAGTAACGCGGTCGTTGCCGCGCGGTTCGGGCAACTGGCGCGCGGTGAGGGTGATTTCCAGGAGCTCGGGGCTGTGCCAGTACAGATCGATGGCGTCGTGGTCGAGGCGGCAGCGCGCGAGGCGAATGACGCGGCTGCCCGCAGGCACGGGCGCATCCAGCCCCGAGCGCAGCACCAGCACGCCGCCGCCGTCGTCATGCGCCGGGCCGGTCAGCACGTGCTGGCGACTGCCATCGGGATGCAGGATCAACGCGCCGGCGGGGCGATGCCACCAGGCCGAGAGGTTCGCGCCGTCCACGCGCAGGAAGCCGTCATCCAGGATCGCATCCGATGCGACGCACAGCACAGGGGCCAGGCCATCTGGCAGCCAGAAGGCGTTGAGTCGCCCTTGTGTCGCCCACAGCCGCGCCCGCCAGAGCTCGATGTCATCGCGTGAGCTGGCCAGATAGCGCCGCTGCAAATTCGTCGTCGCCCACGGATCGTCCCGGCGCACCCATGGATCGGCAGGCGAGAAGTCTTGGCGGGTGATCGTGGCCTGCGCGGCGACGGTCGGATCGTCACGCCAATTGCCATCCGGCCAGACCGGGATCCCGTCGAGCCAGGGGTCATCGAGGACGTTCATGTCAGGCTGTCGCGCAGCAGTGATGGCTGCTGTGACGCTGCCGCCGACCATGCCGGGTACCCACTGCGTGAGATCCGCCGGATCGATGGCCTTGCCCCACACCAAGGGCATGATGGTGCTACCCACGGCTGCGGCGCGTGCCAACGGTTCCATCAGCCACAGCAGAGCGCTTTCCACATCGCTGAGTTGGGCGATCTGCCAGCCATCGGCGGCGATGATCAAAATCCAGCGGCCATTGTTCTCAGTTTCCTGCCAGCCCTGCACACCGTCATAGGTCAGATGCACATTGGCCGAGAGTGGCCCGAACTGCCGCCCATCTGCCTCCGTCACATTGAGTGCCAGTGCGCCACGTTCGCAGGCCTCGGTCAGGTGCACCGCGTGCTGCGGCAGCGGCCACAGCGCCATTTGACCGAGATGATCGGCCAGCCAGTCGGCCACCAGGGCATCGGTCTGCCGGGCGTTGCCCACCTTGTAGGTGAGCCAGCGCCGAGGAACGCGTCGGCGTGC